GTTATGAAACAGGGGAATAATGCCTTATTTCATTAAGCAGACCGAAGAAGGCTGGGAAACAGTCAAGGATGACGGAACTGTTTTGGGCAAACATACAACTAAGAAGCAGGCTATAGATCAGATGGTTGCTGTTTCTTTAGCAGAGAAAATTGCTGTTGGCGGTGAGTTGAAACGGGCTGTAGGTGCTGGAACATATCAGCCCCCTAAAGGTGTTGCTGAAGCGGCTGAACGGGCTTTAAAGTGGATAGCGGATGGTTTTGCGGGTTCAGGTTTTACTGCTGTTGGGCGTAGGCGTGCAAGTCAGTTAGCTTCGGGTGCGCCTGTTTCTGCTGATGTTGTAAATCGGATGATTAGTTATTTTGCTAGGCATTCGGTAGATAAGCAGGCTACAGGTTTTAGTTTTGGTGAAGATGGTTTCCCTTCGGCGGGCAGGGTGGCGTGGGATGCGTGGGGTGGCGATGCAGGTGAAAGTTGGGTGAATAGTTTGCCTAGCGAATCTGCTGTTCGGGCTGAAGAAAACAAAATTGGGATAACTGATTTTGACGATACTTTATATAAGAACGCTAGTTTGAATAGTGAAGTTTATTATTGGATTCAACAACAGAATGTTCCTTTGTATGTTGTTACGGGCAGGCAGGAATCAAATAGGGCTTCACTTATAGAACTACTAGATAAACTAGGGGTAGATTATTCAAAGTTGATTATGCAACCTGATGATCTAAATGAGAGTGCTAACTATAAGGGAAATACTGCCAGAAAGTTGATGGCGGATGGTTTGGATGTGGTTTTTGTGATAGAAAACAATAGTGAAGCTAGGCAGGCTTATGTTGATGCTGGCGTTGAAACAGTTTTTGACCCAAATAATTTACCTTCTACAGATGGAGATGAAGTAATGGAAGATCGGCAGTTGGAAGAAATGCCTGCAGGTAAAGATTATTTGCTGATGCAACTACACGATTTGCAGATGGATGTTTTGGAAGTTGTTGGCAAACTTGCTGAAACTGTTTCAGATTTAGTTGAATTAGTTGAATCATCGGAAGAAGTTGATGTTGTAGGCGATGCTTCTGTTGTAGATGAAACTATGCTTCAGGAAGATTCGATTAGATTTGTTGAACCTGAAAAAGTTGCTGAACTTGCACAACGGGGTGAGAGAGTAACGAAGGGTATTGAACGCAGGCAGGTTATCCGTGATTTGGAGATCCGTGCTGAAGGCGATGGGATGACTTTGCGGGGTTATGTTGCAGTATTTAATTCCCCTAGCCAACCTTTGCCCTTTACTGAAACTATCCAACCTGGTGCGTTTAGAGATTCGTTGAAATCTCGCAACGATATTAAATTGCTTTGGAATCACGATACAGGCATCGTTTTGGGTAGCACTAGGGCTGGAACTTTACGCTTGATGGAAGATGAAGTTGGTTTGTTTGCGGAAGCCGATTTGCCTGATACGCAGGCTGGGCGTGATGCGGCTACTTTGATTAAGCGCGGCGATGTGAGTGCTTTTAGTTTTGGTTTCCGTGTCCCTAATGGTGGCGATACTTGGTTGAACGCTAATGAGAGAGTTTTGAAGCGGGTAAATATTCACGAAGCAAGTTTGGTTGCTTTTCCTGCCTATCCTTCTACTGAAGGAACAGCAAGCGTTAGAAGCGTTACAGAACTTGTAGATAAGATCGCTAAACTTGCTGAACTTAGGGGCATCTCTGCTGAAGAACTAACTGAAGCTTTGCTTACTTTAGAATCTGGTGAAGAATTGACGGAAAGGCAAGGGGAACTTATTACCGAGATTTTGCCGAAGGTTTTACAGAAAGACCCTGAAATTACTAGCCCACAAGGGTTGCTGGATTTGAAGAAGAAGCAACTTGATTTGTTGATGCAGAAGGTCTAAGATTATTTCTGCGGTTGGTTTTTTCGTTTCCTGACTGCCTAAAAAAAGCCTATGCTTTTCCCCCTGTCTTGTCCGCAGGGGGTTTTATCGTTGTGGCGTATATTTCTGGTGTATAGACTTTATTTATCAGCGTGTTTATCCCTGATCTGATTATGTGAGTTTATCTCTGAATCAAAAATCCATAAATTCTAATGTTCTTGAAAGGAACAAAAAACTATGTCCGATTTTCTTGCAAAGCAAGTTGATGCAAAGAACAAGGCGTGGCACGAAGCTAAAGAACTGATAGATTCAGTTGAAGCTCGTGGCGGTGTCTGGTCTGGCGAAGACGAAGCAAAATACGCTTCTCTTACTGCTGAAATCAACAAGCGTAATGAAATTATTGAGTTGGAACAGCGTGAAGCAAAAGTTACTGAAGCCATTTCTAAGGCTGCTGTAGATTTCGCTGGTGCTACTGTTTCCGACAACGAAGCAGACATTCTGCGTAAGATGGCTGCTGGAGAAATCAGGGGACACGAATTCCGTGCCATTACTGGTTCTTCAACTGGCGCACCTGTGCCAACTTCCTTCTACAACGAGATCATTGCTGTTGCTCGTCTAGTTAATCCACTACTTGATTATGCAACTGTATTGAACACTACTTCTGGAGAGAATCTACAGGTTCCTTCGCAGTCTGGTTTCTCTACTGCAACCATCGTTGGTGCGGGTTCAACTGTGAACGTGTCAGAACCGAGTTTTAATTCCTTTGTAACTCTTGGATCTTATAAGTTCAGTGCTTTGGCGCAGCTGTCTAGGGAACTGATCCTGGATAGTGGCGTTGATATTATTGGCTTCCTTGCAGGACAGTTCGGTAATGCTTTCGGAAATGCCATTGGCGATAAAGTTGTTAATGGAACAGGCGTGGTAGAGCCACAAGGTTTCTTAACAACCGCCGCAACTGGGGTTACTGGTTCAACTGGTGTATCTGGTGCTTTCACCGCAGATAATGTTATTGACCTTATCTATTCGGTTGATGGTTCGCTAAGAAGCCTTCCTTCTTTCGCAATGCTTGCAAACAGCACTTCTATTGCAGCACTTCGTAAGTTGAAGGATACTGCTGGAAACTACATCTTCAATGTTGCAGATTCAGTTGGAAAGCGTGATCTAGTGCTAGGTGTTCCTGTTATTGAAACCCCTGCTATGCCTACTGCTGGAACTGGTGTTCGTAGCCTTGCTGTTGGAGATCTAAAGTCCCTATACATCCGTAATGCAGGTGGCCTGCAGGTAGATCGTAGCGATGACTACGCCTTCCAGACAGACCTAAGCACTTGGAGAGCAACCTGGAGATTAGACAGCCGCCTAGTGCAGACTGCTAACATCAAGGTTTTCCGTGGTGGAACTGCCTAACATTAGTTAGCTAAGATTTCGCCCCCTATTTTTGTTTTATAGCAAATTTGGGGGGCGTTTTCTATTAGGCTGAAGGTATGACTAAAGCAGCGATTTCTTGGTATAGCAATTCACTTAATCAGCCAACAGGCTATGGAACGCAAAGCAAACAAGTTATTTCTAGGCTGGTGCAGGCTGGACATAAAGTTGCGATGCTTTCTAACTATGGTGGTGAAGGTGTAAATACTTTTATTGAAACAGGTGCGGGAGAAATTCCGCATTACTCTAGGGGAATGAATCAGTATTCTACTGATGTTTTGCCTTTACATTATTCGCATTTCAGCGCAGAGAACCCTGATTTGCCTAGTTTGCTTATCACTCTTTACGATGTTTGGGTTTTAGATAATCCTGCGTTGGATAACATCCCTATTGCTTCTTGGACTCCGATAGATCATCAGCCTGCCCCTGAAAAGGTTTTAGCGTGGCTGAAGAAACCTAATGTTACTCCTATTGCTATGAGTAAGTTTGGTAAATCTATGGTTGAAGGTGCAGGGCTTGAATCTGAATACATCCCCCACGCTGTAGAAACATCTGTTTTTAAGCCAACTAAAGATTTACCTGAAGGGATTTCTGGGCTTGAGTTTGTTGGCGGTGAAGATAAGTTTGTTGTTGGAATGAACTTTGCGAATAAGGCTGGTGGCTTTATTCATAGGAAGGCTGTTTCAGAAAACTTTTTAGCTTTCGCAATTTTTGCTAGTAAGCACGATGATGTGATTTTGTATTTGCATACTGAACCTTTTGGGAAG